TCTCATACCAGCCAAATTATAGGTTGCTGCATGGGTTGGAAGCCCTCTGGTCATACCATGGTTCCAAAGCTTATCTTTTTCCTGTATCTGACGAATACGCGCACCATTTACGGTTGCATCTCTGGCTGTTGGCGGTGGTCGCACCTGAACGTCCATTGTCAGATACTGAGCAATGCTCTGAAGTAAGCTCATATTACCAGCAATCGTCTGGTCATTATTATTAATATCATTAGCCATACCGATAATCTGGCACTGGTTTGAACCAGTATCTTTCATAGCCACAACCATTGAACCTGGATCAAGCCCACCTGGAAATTGCTGCTGAGTGCCGCCAGTAGGGCTCATCAATCTTGGGCTAAAGGCCAGATGCTTTACGTTCACATCTTTACCGTGAATGCCTGGAAAATATACTCTCAGGTTGCCTGAGTAATCGCTTGGTGCATCTGCATCGTGCCCACCAACGACAATACCATAGCACAACCCTGATACTGCTGAACTTTTAGGTGTTGATGACATATTATACTATCCCTCTTCCAACTGTACTCGACACACAATCCATCGTTGTTGTTGCAAGCCCACCCTGAATAATATGATGGAACATGTGAAGAACTAGATATGTTCCAGAACCATAATTTTCTACAGGGTCTGGTCTGGTCTCTTTATTATATAGAGAAACTTGAATGGTCTTACCTGCATGTAATTCTGGATTAAATGGTACTGTCATACGCAGCGCAATCTTGTTGCTATCGAGTAGGCCCATTCTTCCTTGTCTTTTCTGTAAAAACTCTTTCGTATAATCAGGGCACATATCTTGCTGCTTGTAAGTATTCTGATTTGAGATAGCCATCTTCATTACACCAGAACCAATACCACAACCAAAAAGGTTGAACTGGTCATTGAATAGACTGAAAGCTTTATTGATAGGGTCAAATAATATCGTGCTGTTAATATCTTGCCCGTTTGCGTCTATACCATTTAGAATATCAGACATAAGGTCAAAATCACACGGAAAATTATAAGTCATAATGCTTCGAGGATCAGCCAGCGAATTATTTATTTCGTTAAAGAAGTATCGCATGGTCACACCTTGTCGAGACAGGCTCTTCAATGAGCGAAAGTGATGGGTTGGACCACTACCATAATCACCATAGGTCATATAGTGAATGAAAGATGGATCATTACCATCAGCAAGAGCATAGCCAGCCTGCTGTGATACTACCTGGAATGGATGAATATTCTCTGCAATATAGTCTCTAGGATAGTCTGCATATTCAATATCAACCATTTTCGCACCGACACACCCGCGCAGAACCTCATTGACGATATATGATGGCGGTGTACATTTCCATGATTTACTGACAAGAGTGGCCGGATCAGTTAATTGGGTGTCGTCACAGGCTCTGATTGTGAATCGTTCAGTATTGTTATTGATGAGGTGTCTGGTATCTAAACGATAAACACGCTGACTCACATCTAGTGTAGTCTGAAGCCCAAAACCTTGCAAACTTGGTTTTTGTATATTGATAAACACCGCTGAATTTTTAAATCGGTCAAACATCTTGACAGGTACAGTATGCAGATAGCTATCAAATTTGATTGATGTTTGAAGCCCTGGTGTCAATAGGCTTTCACCCAGCATAACTTCTTTAGGTGTTACCTGATCCAGGTCAGATGATGGCACACCTTCAAAAGATACTTCAAATGTTGTTCCAGAATCTTGATGGGCCTCAGCTAAACTCTCGCTGTAATCTGTTGCCATATTTTATACCAGTCTTCTCATGAAGGCATCTCTCATGCCAGCCAGTCTTCTTAGTTCATCTGTAATCTGTACATAATACTCAGGTTTGATAATTTTGATCTGTCGCTTATCTTCATTAGCTTGAAATTCATAGTCATATATGGTCACCAGATTGCGATAGGTTTTCTCACGCACAGTCTTACCGTTTATGCTATAGGTCTCATAGTCACCACTTGCAGAGAGATTCGTATAGTAATCATATGGAATATCTGTTGGTGCTGTATTAGCTCTCTTGTTATAGTCTACGTTATATCTATAGGTTGTGGTTGTACCGGATGAGGTTTCAGTTCTATCGATTACCTTTTCATAGTGATGAATACTATTTGAATTTGCCGTAGCTCCTTGAGACCATGAAATGACCTGAGAATCTGTCAGAGAACCACCACCAGCTGATGTTCGATATTTGTTTGCGATATAGTTATTGAAGTCAGCATAATTTAATGGCCAATCATATGCACCATCAAGGCGTTCATTAGCCATCAGAATAACCCAGTGAGCTTCAGGTGTACCATAAACCTTATCAGCTAGAACCTCTGGGCGTTCACCGTCTTTGATGTTGTACACATAATACGATAGTATATTCTCCATGGTATTTTTAATCATACCAATACGAAAAAAGATATTGGTAGGATTCTGATAGGTGGTGTAATCACCCTTAGCTATATCGTATGCAATTGTTGGAAAATAATCAAAGAATCTTGACATCTATTAGAACCCCTGTGCAACTCTTTGCTTGTGTAGAATCTCAAGTTCTCTGAAGGCCAGGCTCAATCGAATAGCAACTGGATATCCATTAGCAAATGTTGAATAAACACCTGTTGGTGCATAATCTACTTCGATCTGCTCCAATGCACAGGTGTTAATGCGTGGAATCTTGGTATTCTCTTTACCTTTATGATAGAAGGTGATATCAAATTCTGCTGGTGGTATGAAAATTGGTATGAACCCTAAGTTGTCAATTTCAGGTGCTGCGTGGAATCTCAGAGTATCGATAATTTCTTTGACAGTACGAGATTCATTTTCATTTTTAGGTGCCATCAAAATCTCCATACGAAAAGCTCTCTGAGTCGTATGTGAAAACAACACTTCGATTTTAGGATTGATAGGCATACCAGCAGCCGCAGCACCTCTTCTGATTAGATTACCGGCCGCATCAACGATACGAGGTGCTGAAGAAGTGACTGCTGACGCTAAGGCTCCTGTCAATCCAGCTGAAAGTGCTTTACCAAAGAATGTAGCACCGAGCTTGAGGGCTTGAGCACCAAAGGCTGTAAGTGAGACTTCTTCATATACGTTGGTATGTGTGTATACCGTAGGTAGTGGCATATGAAGAGCGATAGCTTCTTTGATTTTTCTTGTGCTTCTAGGAAGATTGATTGCACTAGGATCATTGATTATTTTATATGTCGTATCTACAACACTATTGAATACATCTCTTGCAGTAGCCGATGAAGACGGTAAATTAGAAGGTTGTGTAGATCCTCTAAGCTGGTCTACACGAGATGCTTCATCCGTTACATTGTAATTGGCTGGTCCAAATTGATTAGGTAATGGAATATTAGTTCTAGCTTTTATATTTTTATTTACCTGCACATTGATATTGATAATCATATAATGGCTGCTATGATCCATACCAAGGTCATCAGGGAATACACGATGGTCAAAATTATATTGCTTCTCATTAACGAAACCTAGATAGCTATTAAATCTAGCTGAGGCCTCAGAAGAACGATTCTGTAATTGTGAAAGTAGGTCTGAATTTCTTGCAGCATAGATTGCTTCTAGCCGAGCGGCTGGTGAATCTATTCGAGACATAGTTGAGGATGATCCAGCTATCACTCTGCTAGAAGATTGACCACCTTGAAGTTCGTCTACTGAGGCTCCTGCTGAGGTACCTGGGCTATCTGGCATATTCTTATCCTATTGTTATATACATATTTATATGAAAACCTACAAAGGCAAATTCTCACCTAAGAACCCTAAGAAGTATGGGGGCGACCCAACGGGTATTGTATATCGCTCGGGATGGGAACTTAGAGTCATGAAATATTTAGATGAAGAAGTAAACGTACTTGAATGGAAGTCTGAAGAGATTGCTATACCATATCGCTCACCAGTAGATAACCGTGTTCATCGGTATTTCCCTGACTTCATCGTAAAGGTTCGTACACCTAATGGTGGTACGAAGACCATGATGCTTGAGGTCAAACCAAAGAAGCAAACAATAGAACCAAAGATACAATCTAAGAGAACCAAAGGTTATATTAACGAAGTGATGACATGGGGTGTGAACCAGGCCAAATGGAAGTCCGCTCAAGAGTTCTGCTTGGATAAGGGATGGGAGTTCAAACTAATCACTGAAACAGAATTAGGTATAAAGTAATTCATATGCTGGTCTACATACCTAATATAGCACACTGGCAACCCCTTGGCAACACATAAATAACTCCATGACCAAAGAAAAAGATTCCACAGACTGGTTTATTGGTAAGGCCCGCTCAGCCGCTGGCTACCGAAAGAACCTTGTAAGTAGTGACGAGAGAGGGCGCGACAACGCTATCATCGGCAAGATGTATTTCTTTGCATATGATCCGAAGATGAAGAAGACGCTGCCCATGTACGATAGATTTCCGTTGGTATTCCCTATTGAACCATATAATGATGGATTCTTAGGGTTGAACCTTCACTATCTAAACCCTGGTGAGCGAGCATGGTTGCTGAATAAGCTCAAAGATTTCCGTAATAACAGTAAATTCAATACCACAACTAGGCTCAAGCTGTCATATGACCTACTAGCTTCAACGAAAAAGCTGGCCTCTGTGTCGCGCCCGTGCGTGAAGAGGTATCTATTCTCTCATGTTCGCAGCAAGTTTATTGAGATGACACCAGAAGAATGGGATAAGGCTATTGGTCTACCTGTAGCTCAGTTCGAATATAACTCATAAAGGTAAGAAATGGCATCAATAGAGATCGAAAATGCGCCTAGGGCGCTTGACATGGAAAGCTTCAAGGTAGTATCGGACGCATATGGTTCTCTAGCCAAATCCTGTCGTTTTGCTGTCAGAATACTACCAACAGGTTTGAATAATCCGCTGAAACAGTACTATCAGACCTTTCAAGACCTGGTTTACCTTTGTGAGGTTGCAGAGTTTCCTGGGCGTGGATTCCAGAACGTAGACCTTCGCTACTATGGGCCAAGCTTCAAGATGCCATTCCAGACCAGCTATGAAGATATCAATCTAACTTTCTTGTGTCGTTCACAATCACCAGAGCGTGAACTATTCGATGACTGGATGGACCTGATTAATCCTGTTACCACTTTCGACTTCAACTATCGTGATGACTACGCCTGTCAGATCGATATCTTCCAGTTCAGCGAGTATGACTCAGAGGGTTATGGTTCTTCGGACGTTGAATATATGTTCTCACTCAAGGACGCATGGCCTGTTCTTGTTAGCCCTCAACAAGTAACATGGGCTGATGACCAGTTTCTACGCCTCGGTGTCACATTCACCTATACTAAATGGATGAGAGGTGGGCTTGATCCTACACCAACCAATAGTGCAAATGGATCATATACGGCAATCACAACTAACCTATATTAATCTTTGAAAGGATATATTATGGCTTTACCAAAGATAGAATTACCTATCTATGACCTGAGAATACCATCAACGCAGAAAGAGATTCAGGTTCGCCCGTTCAAGGTGAAAGAAGAAAAGCTTCTGCTGATGGCCGCCGAATCAAACGACAATAACGAAGTGGTTAATGTCACCAAGCAAATACTCAATAACTGTATTCTGACCGACGGTATAGAGATTGACAAGCTACCATTCTTTGACGTTGACTTTCTCTTTATTGCTCTGAGAGGATTATCAATCGGTGATAAGATTGAACTACAGTTTACCTGCAATGCGGTTATTGATGACAAGAAATGCGGGCATGTATATGAAGATGAGCTAGATTTATCTAAATGTCGTATAGTGAAAGATGATGCTATTACCAATAAGATCGATCTAGGTGGTGGATTATCCATGAAAATGAAGTATCCAACCTATGCTCTGATGAAACAGATGGAAGTTGGTGAGGCTATGATTGACCGAAAGATCAAGGTCATTGCCAACTGTATTGATATGATTGTAAACGGTGATGAGGTGCATACAACAAAAGACTTGAGTAAGAAAGAACTGGTAGACTATATTGAAGAACTGTCGGAATCACAGTTCAAAAAGCTAGAGATGTTTGTTGATAACTTCCCATACTTCGTGGTTGATATCGAGAATACCTGCCCAAAGTGCAAGACGCCGCACAGTAAGGAGTACCGAGACTTCTCAGCTTTTTTTCAATAATGTTTAGCTATGATAAGTTGCCTAACTTCTTTAAGACCAACTTTGCGATGATGCAGCACCACAAGTATAACCTATCTGATATAGAGAACATGATGCCTTGGGAACGTGCAATCTATATCGACATGCTACAAGACCACTTAAAGAAACTAGAAGAACAGAACCGCGACAGAGCGGCCGTAAACGCAAGAAGAAGATAAATGGCAGCAAAAGCAGAAGACACCAGATTTCAAAACCTGACAGTAGACCATCATAAGATTATGAACTTGGCTCCGGCTAGACGAGTTGAATTGCTGGACTCTTCTGAAGGGCGCACACTGCTGGCCAGTCTTACACCTCAGCAATTACAGTCTTCATTTCCATATCAGTATGGTAGAGACGATGCTACTGGGCAAAAACTGAAGAGCATCACTACTGGTAAGGCTCAAGAACCACAACCTGGTGATAAGTCTGGTGTTGATGCTGCTATCAAGAATAATCTAGGTGGCGGTAGAGGCCGTTCCGATCCAGGTGCTAAGGCTCAATTATCAAAAGAGCAGAAAGAAACTTTCGAACTTCTACAGAAAGGTGAGATTGCGGCCGATGATCCTCGTGTAGGCTTCTTAAAGCAAATATCTGATGATGACCTGAAGAAATTTGGTATTAGTAAAACTACTGCTGAAGGTGGTAAGCAATCATTTAAGATGGACCCAACAAAAGCCTCTCAGATGAGTGACGAAGAACTTAAATCTGAGGCTGTACAAGGAAAACATAGACCTGTCTATAAACTCGGTGAAGCTGAT